ACTCGTCTCTGACGAGTTCAGTCCAAAAGGACAGGCTCTCATGCGTTAGGCACTTCTTAGATGCGAATCTAAGGACTAGAGCAACGTGTGTTAATCTAAAATACATGAACCATGAAAAACAAAGCAATCCAAAAGGAATTTAGATTCCTAAAGGAGTTGCTCTTGAAGGTTTTAAACCGACAAGGTCTCCACGGCCTCCATTCAGAGTCCCTAAAGTACTTTCGTACCCTAGAGATCTGAGAGGAGAGTCGAGGTGCTCAGAGCATGGTGCTCCGAGCTAAGCATGTTTACCATGCCACGCTCAACGCCATGTTGGGACAACCAGATCCCGAGTATCCATTCTTGGCCACCCATAAAGGGTGACCTCGATGTGTACTAGGATTCCGCAGATATGCGGATACTGTTGAGAACCGAAGGTTGGTATTAACCATCCTATCAGTTTTCAGAGCACTAGTTGTACCAGGACGTCCGGACTTCGAGTCTATTACTAGACCCGGAGTTCCCGTACATCCGGATTTGATCAACGCTATAGCTCAAAGGGTTAAACCCCTTGAGTTAGTTGATAGTCCAGAGTATCAGTTGCGTACTAAAGTAGGCCCTAATGGGAAAGCAGTTTTCACTGCGCCATTAGACGCCCTGGCCTTAAAGCAAGATCCATCTCTGGATCGAGCTTTAAAGGGGTTACTAACCTTACAAGGTTGTGACCTTATAAAGTCAGACTTAGAACGCACTCAAGAAATTGTCGAATCAAAGAGTAAGGTCTCTCACTCAAGGCTCTCGTTTAAGTACGAGGCCGGAGGGAAAGTCCGAATCTTTGCTATCTGTGATTATTATTCACAGATAGCCTTGAAACCGCTTCACAAAGCGGTAGCAAGGATTCTCCGAAAACTCCCTCAAGATTTCACTTGAGATCAAGAAGGAATTTCGGAGCAGATTACAAAATGACGAGAAGAAGGACACCAAACCTTCTGATCGATCGATTTGTCTTCTGCTACTGATAGATTTCCAGCCATCCTCCAAAAGAAGGTGGTTGAGAAACTTACCAGTGTACAATTTTCTGAGTTCTGATATGATCTTATGACCAAACGAGATTTCGATTCTCCCCAAGGGAAGATTCGTTATCAAGTAGGTCAACCAATGGGTGCATACTCATCTTGACCAGTCTTCGCTTTCTCTCACCACTTAGTGGTAAGGTACTGCGCTGATCTAGTTAAGATCCGAAACCCTGAATACGCTATCGTCGGTGACGATATTGTTATCCCGGGTAATCGTCTAGCAAGAAAGTACTTAGAAATACTTTCTGAACTAGGAGTTCCCGTATCAACTTCAAAATCTCTAACAGGAAACTGTATAGAGTTTTGCAAGAGGATATGGGATGGACCCAATGAGATCACTCCACTTCCAAGTAAGCTGCTCCTGAAGTCTCGCGACTACAGGATCCTCATTCAATTGAATGAGTGGCTTAGCAAAAGAGGTGTCTCTGATGTACTCCGTGACACACTTCTGACTCTGCTTCTTCCCAAAAATGAGAACAAGCTGAGACAGATTATCTTAGCCTTGACGGCACCTTTTGCAAGGTGTGGGTGGGCAGGCGCTCCAGTCCGCGAAGACTGGAGGTGACCTCCTCTTCCCAGATTCTCGTATAAACGAGTATACCGTCACGTGAAGATCCAAGATCTTCATAAGGTGTATGATAACCTCTTCCGTCTTGTCTGAAGTTGGATAACCAACACAGACAATCTAAAGACGTTGAGGGGAGTCCCTGGTGTGTCTTCAGGTTGCTCAGAATTCCTGCCGCACCAGAGAGTAATTCAATTACTCCCTGAGGTAGCAAGAAGAACCTGAGGTCTACTCGATAAATTTCGAATGGACCCAGATTCTTATCTGAGTGAACCCATCCCACAGAGTCTAGTTTTTGATCCGGCGGTTATGCAACCGTCGAAGCAGAAGCTAGCTCTGAAAGAAATGAGTTATCTCTCGCGAGTGTTTGACTATGCAGTCAAATATGCGTCCCAGGATGTTATTCCTGTGACACAGCCAACCATCGATGTGGTCATAGACCTCACCGATGATGAGCCTCAAACCGAGGGTGTACCCGGTCGGGTAGTCGTCGACGTTAAGGACTTCGTCCCTAAGGAAGATGACTAGCCTCGAGAGCAGAACCTGTCTGAGACAGG